CGGACTCGTATGTTCCGCTTACAATGATCTGGTCTGTAGTTGCCCACGTAACCGGGACGGTACTGCTTGTTGCTGTAACTACGGCGTATGTACCAGCGGCGTTAAGAGCGTAACAATCAACCCTAGCTGTCGTCCCGGCAACTCCAATACCAGCGTATACAACTCCTGCGTCGATTAGTTTTACGTCAAAGTTTCCAGCGCTTGTGCTAAGCATTGCAAACGGGGGCAGCGCAATTCCGACAAGGCCCGTTACCTGCGCACCGGTAAGCGTCAACACAACATAGAAATGTACTGTCTTGCCAATCTTCACGTAACGAGCAACCGTAATAGGCGCAGTTGTATTAGTCAGCGTCGGAGTGTACGCCGTCCACGCGCCAGTAAACGCATCCACAGTATCGTTAGCTGTCTTTACGCCAACATCAATAGTGTTGAGCGCAGTGCTGTTGATTGGTGTGGTGGTGAGCGGATAGTCTACGAAGCCGCTGGCGTATGGTCGGGTGTATGGCATTGGTGTGAGTGTACCAGTTCGTGTTTAGTGATTATAGAAAACAATAGCGCCACCACAACTAGTAAATGGGGTCTTAATACCAGATGCGCCAGCAATTGCCGTGTTGCCATCAGTTGACAACGCAACCGCCGAACCAAGCCTATCGCCTGTTGCGCCGTTTGTTCGACTAATAACTTGTTGCTGTGTCCAAACGCTATTAAGGCGCGTAAAAACCGTTGCGCTACCCGTTGTGCTACCCGCAACAGAATTAGAAAGGCGCGCGCCCAAAATTGCGGTATTTCCGTCGCCCGATAAAGTAACCGACCACCCAAACTGGTCATTGGCAGCGCCGTTAGATTTGGTAATAGTTTGTTGCTGCGTCCAAACGCCACCGGATCGTGTAAAAATTGTTGCGTTTCCCTGGAAAGAATTAATGAAATACGTTGTAACAATTGCCGTATTACCGTCGCTTGACAACGCAACCGCCCAACCAAACCCATCATTAGCAGCGCCACCAGTTTGAGTAATAGTTTGCTGCTGTGTCCATGTAGCTCCAGAACGGGTAAATATTGTTGCGCTTCCTTGGTCTACGTTCGCTCCAACATCGTCGAAATACGCGCCAACAATTGCCGTATTCCCATCGCTTGACAACGCAACCGAAACGCCAAACAAATCGTTTGCTGCGCCACCAGTTTGAGTAATAGTTTGTTGCTGCGTCCAAGTAATACCAGAGCGAGTAAATATTGTAGCGTTTCCTTGTTGTGAATTAGCTGAGTACGCGCCAACAATTGCCGTATTCCCATCACTTGACAACGCAACTGAAAAACCAAACTTATTACCCGGGGTACCACCCGTTTGACTAATAATTTGTTGCTGTGTCCAAGTAGCGCCAGAACGAGTAAATACTATAGCGTTTCCTATAATGGACCCACCGGGTCTTCCAATAATTGCAGTATTCCCATCGCTTGAAATCGCAACCGAAGTGCCGGTTTCATCAAAGGGGGCATAGCCAGTAGGCGATAGAATTGCTTGCTGAGTCCATGTTTTGTTGCTACAAATAAAAACAACAGCACTTCCAGTGTTTGAGCCAATAGAATTAGGATCGTCATATGGAACTCCGCATATAGCGGTTGTTCCGTCGCTTGACAACGCAACCGAACGACCAAATTGATCTCCGGTACTAGCAGACGAGTATTGCAACAACGCTTGGGGAGTGTTGCTAAGTTTTCTTCGCCTCAAAAAGCTTCGATTAAACATAGGCACCCACAAGAATAAACAAGCCTTTGCCAATACAAATAAGCTGCGCAAACCCATACGGATTCAAATAATAAACATTAGATGTTCCATTAATTGAAGTCCCAAAATAAGGTGCTCTCACAAAAAAAGATCCGGTTCCGCCACGAAAAAGATTAACGGTCTGACCTTCGACAAGCACATCGCTAGCACCATAAATCCCACAATTAGTTGATCCGCTAACAAGGATCTTATTGTTAGCATCAGAACTTACAACGTCGCGAGCGTCCGAATAATTTAGAATCGCGTAATTCTTTGCACTAGACGCTAGATTTGCGTACGGCAAACTAGTCAGCGTCGTTGTAGTTGTACCGATGCGCGACTCGTGGTCAACAATGTCCGTGCCAAGCAGGTTATGAAGCGCAGACGCAATAGGTACGCCTGGAGTTACGGTTGTCGGGGCAACGTACGGCATTACGCAAAGTCGCCGGTTAGTACCCAATTGTCAGCAGCCGTCTTTACAAGGCTAATCATTGCGTATTGCTGCGAAAACAAATAGTTCACAGTTGTGGAGCCGTTGATTGTTACGCCGCTTGTTGCTCGATTAACGGTAATCTGTCCCGTGCCAGTCTGGACTAGGTTTAGCTGGCACCCAATGGCAAACGCGACGCTTGAGTTAAGCGGAACAGTAAACGAGCCTGCGGTTGCTCCGTTTGTAAGGAGAAGGAGCTTGTTGTCTGCGTCCGTTAGGACTGGCGTGTACACGTTTGTTGTGAACGTTGGCGTGCTGATTGTAAAGTTCTTTACGTCAGAAGCGAGATTCGCGTACGGCACCGCAGCAGCAATAGCCTCTACCGCAACAATGCGTGTCTCGTGGTCAATGACATCATTAACGATGACGTTGTAGTCTGTTGCGAAGCCTCTGGATGCTGCTACGACTGTTGTTGGTACAACGTAAGGCATTCTTAGAGTCTATCAGTAGAGAGCGACAACAGTAGTTGCGTCAGTACCAGTAACACGAATCCGAGTAGCGCGAATAGGCGTAATAACGCCAGTACGAATAGGAATTGTCACGGCAGCGGTGTCACCTGAAAGGATAACGCTGACCATTGCGTGCTGAAGCGTGGCGTGGTCAACAATAATTGCGCGCGTCGTCTCAACAAGATCAGTAGAATTATTTGGCGTAATCGTAACGGCGCGAGTGTAAGACGGAAGCGCCGCGTCTCGACTCTGAAAATTATTAGTAGGCACCCGTTGGGGTTCCCATGTCAGCATCACCCATCGGAGCGGCAGAACCACCCATGCCAGCACCAGCACCACTCATCATCGGAGTCATCGGCGTAGACACAGCAGCCTCACCAGCCGGATTCGGCGTAGGAAGCGACGAAATAAGCATCATGATCTGCTTCTGCATCTCTTCCTGCATCATCTGCATCTGGCGCTGCTGATCCGCCATCTGCATCGTCTGCGCCTGAGCAAGCTCAGCCATACCCGGAAGAGCAGCAACAGCCGGGGGAACCGGCGCTCCTGGTGCCATCGGCGCGCCCATAGGCGCTCCCATCGGTGCGCCCATCGGGGGCGGCGGAATCATCAGGCCTGCGCCCATCATGTTCGGAGGTACGCTCATAAGAATTAGTGTAGCACCTACTCCACCTCGGAGTCTGATGCTTCCTCCTTGTCCTTGTTTCGCATGTACATAGCAAGCGCTTCGCCGATGAGCATCTGATACTCAGCACACTTCGGGCAAGACTCGGAACCGTACTCTTCCTTGTCTTCCACCATTTCCTTATCTTCCATCATTTCCTTGTTTTCTTCCATGTCGCCTTCGTCGTCGCGATACGACATGGAGTCCGTCACTGCTTCTTTGCGCGACATGGGCTTCATGCGCATTAGCGCAATGCTTACCTGTGGGGCGTTCTTCTTCTTGAGCTTGTCGAGCGCGTCCATTACTTCGCGCTCCTTCCGGCCGCTGCGCGACGCTGGAACTCTTCCTTACCAAGCTTCTTACGACCAATGCTAGCCGCAAGCGCGCGAGGATCATCAGCGCCCTTTGCCCTCAGCGACTTCACAAGCTTCTCGTACTTTGCACTCATACGAGAATCATACATGCTACGGTGCGCGAGCGGCTAGGAGATACCAACCCATCCCGCTCACTCGCGGATTCTCCTAGCCGCCCCAACAAGTCGCATCTTGTAATTAGCGCAAAAAATACAAGCCGCAACTTGTAATCATCCGCGACCAATTACAAATCGTGGCGCGCGCTTCTGAAGATTAGCCTGCGGCTCAGGCTTCTTACGCTCAGCAAGGCGAATAGGAGTCGTACATTCTTGCTGCCACACAGCTTGCGCACCACCCATAGCCATCACAAGATCATCGTGGCAACCTTCGTCCGCCTCTGGGCGCGGCTCTCTGCCATTCCGATCCCGAAACACAAACGTACGGATCTCATCAATAAGCGCTTCGCTCTTAATGCGGTGCGGCTCATCACGAATAGCGGCTTGAAGCGCGCTCAGCATCATGGGCCGAGTCGCACTAGTCGTGTTCCAACCAAGCGTCTGGTCAAGATGCGTCTTTACGCCGATAGGATTGCGTGGTCGCCAGATACGCGGATACCCCATAGTGTTTTTCAGCTGGGTAAGTACCGCCGTCCCCGGCCCGTTGCGCTCTA